AACTATACGAGTGGCAATACAAAGAATGGTCTTGCCTTAATAAACTGTGGACTAAAGAAAGCAATTGGAGACCCAACGCATACAACAAAGTAAAAGTTATGGGTAAAAATGCTGGTGGTATTCCACAATTATTAGGGCTTGACCCCAAAACTCCTGCGCCTAAGCAAATAGATAGAGGATTATCTTATATCTATAACAGGTATCACACCCCTTGCCAAGCGTGGAAGTTCTTTAATAAGAAAGGATACTACTAATCGACGAGCCAAAGCATATCACACAACTTAAACCTGATTACAAATCAGCGATGGACATACGCGGTAGAGCCACTACTGTGTGTCCTTGTGGTTGTAACATATGGAACTTAAAGACTGTGTTTGATGACGAGACTGGCGAGATTGATATGTATTTTATAGATATGGAGTGTGCTCTATGTGGCACTCTTGCAACAGCACCAACACCTGAGGACATGGAGGAATAACTATGCTATGTATAATAGATGGTTGTGATTACCAACTAGACCTTGATGGTCAAGTAACATGCACTAAATGTGGTGCTATGGATGATGACAAACAAGTAATAAGAGAGGAGATATAATGCCAATGTATGAAGTAAGAACCGAAGAAAAACTTAAAGCAGTAGGTGAATTCGAAACAGCAACAATGGAAGAAGCCATTGAGTTGTTCAGACAAGAATACCTTAAGGTAAATTACTCTGGTAATTCATTAGGGTGGTTAAGTTCTGGTTGGAATCCAGAAGTAAAAGAGATAGGCTAATGCCATTAGTAATAAAGCCACTCAAAAAATGGAAACGCTCTAAGTTTAAGAAAAACTATATGAGCACAAGTAAACGCTGGGGTAAGATAACAATTACCCATAAGGATAAGTAATGCCTACCTATTCTTACAGATGTCAAGATGATAAGACACTACTAGAACTAAGTCGTAGCGTTGATGAACGAGATGACCTAGCCGAGTGTCCGCAATGTGGTAGAGAAATGATTAGAGAGTATCAACCAAACCCAGTTCATTTCAAGGGGACTGGGTTCTATTCAACGGGAGGGTGATGAGTAACATTCTATTTAGATTTTTATTCTTCATCGCTCCCGTTCTTATTCCCCTTATCTGTATCGGAATGTATGTCAGTTTGTTCTATATTATCTTCTTCACTTTCGTTTTTATCGGGTGAATCTATATCACGGAAAGGTTTATACCCACCTATTTTATTTATCAGCCTACTAATAGAACGCTTAAGTCTCATTCGTGCGGCACTATCAGTACCAAGTTCTAGTATGTTTGCCATCTCGCCGAAGTCTAGGTTCTCTGCGAAGCGTAGAGATATAATATTTCTATCTTCTTTGTTTAACTTCCAGTAGCCTGCGTCAATCTCTAACATCATAATAGTTAGGTTGCCACCTTCGGCAGGGGCAGATGGCTTACCAGTAAATCCAAGATTTAATTTATGTGTAACACCATACTCACCACGCAACACAGGTGGTAGTAATGCTTCTATAATTTCAGAATCATAATAATGTAAGTCAGACAGGTCATAGCCAAGGCTCTTAGCCTTCCATCTTTGGCAGTAATCTAATGCTTGGTTGCGAAGTGAACGATAGATTAAGTTCTTTGCATCCTTCTCCCCTATTGCTTCCCAATCTTTAAGTTTGTTTGGGTGCTCAGCAAACCATTGGTACAGCGATTGCTTTATATCTTCTCGTTCTACCATACTAAACTTCCTATGATAGTCCGATGCAACCGCTGTTACAATGTAGTCCCACTTCTTAATACTATCCCAGTCCAATTACTTCCACACCTTCTTATCAAACACGAAGGTACCATCCATATTAACTGGAACCAACTGCGGTGTAACTTTATTTCCATCAACATATAAGATACCAAATCCTTTATGCCATGTAAACAGTCCACCTCTGATATATTTAGCGAACTTAAAGTCCATTAAACAACCAGTCTCTAGACCCCATAGGGTCTTAGGTGTGCCGCCAAAGTATGATTGAGTGTAATGTGTTAAGCCCATTCTGTGCGTGTGTCCACATACTACGCTCATACCAGCACGCTTGGCTAAACCAAGTGCGGTAGCACCAGCGGTAGGTTGCACATTACCCTCATCACCATGCAATAGCAACCAGTTAGGTGCTAGTTCATAAGGTTTCTCGTGATATGTAATACCTAAGTCATCAAGTTTTAAGAAGTTCTTTAACTCTAACTCAGGTAAACCAGCAAGACCAGGTGCTCTCATCTTAATTGTATTAAACAATCTATCTGTATGATTACTTCTAATCATATGTTTAATCTTTAATGATTCAAGCACACGATGTGTCTCATCTCTATCTCTAGCAATAGACTTCTCGTGTTCTAGGTCAGTACCCTTACTCCATCTTGAGATAGTCTGCATATCCATCTCATCCCCAACTGATACCACCTCATCAGGTTTATATTTCTTTATGAAATTAGACAGCGCTGAGACTGCCTTCCTATCGTGGTACGGTACCTGTAAGTCAGATACGCAGACTATAACCTTCATTGGCTCATCCTTAATCTCTTAAGTTCTTTAAGTATTTCATATAACATAATTGTTACTGACACATTACTAACATCTAGTTCATACTTAGAAAGAAGTTCATCAAGTTCTTCTTGTGTGCCCTTCATTAGTCTCCTTTAATTTATTCCTAGTAATGTTACTAGAAAAGATAGTAAAGATAAAAGTTCTAATTGAAACATCATTAACATTAATTCAATCATTGGTCCCATTGCCCCCTTAGTACTAGCAATCCTATGATTGCATAGTTTGCCATGTCCTTAAATGAATCTTCTATTGCTTCGTGTTCTGGATTACTAGCACTACCATACAGATTATTTATGCGTGCTAACTTGTCATGCATACGAACCCTGAGTCCATTCAATGCACCACCTGGTGCTTCGGATATATTCTTTGGTCCGTAATCTTTATGTTTAGATAATAATAAATCTAATAGTTCTTGAAAGGTTTGTGCTACTGCTGATTCAAAAGAGATACTGTCAGGGTAACTACGAGTTTCCCATCCATCTTCTTTATTTGTGTTATATGGAAACCTTGATTTTCCAAGTGGGTTATAATCTGCCATTCTTCACTTTCCTCCTTCAAGTAGTTGCTTGAGTTCGTCATCTATTTCCATCATCTGTGATTTTATTATCATCTCTTCTACTATATCTTTGATTGCATCAGGCTGTGTCTCAGCCGTAAACAATGTCATGTATGCAGACTGGGTTATAACCTTTACCTGTTCTGGTCGCTCTGCATATTTATACAGACACCTAAGTAAAGAACCTATCATTAACCTAGAACCATTAGGTAAGATTAAAGATGGGTCAAACTCTTCATCATCTTCTAGTAAGTGGTCAGTTGCTTGGAATACATTATCAAATTGCTCACCACATTCAGGGCAAGGAGGTACTTTGTTATCCATTTAACCCTGCCTTATCTCTTATATAGTCAGCACCATACTTAACATATGCACTGTTCACATCTTCTCCGTCTGGCAACTGCACGATAGTGACGGGCAACTCCCTTGCCAAACTATTGGCAAACTCTTTTCCTGGTTGGTCTCCATCTGCAAATACAAATACTCTTTCAAAGTCAGCGAGTAACCTGGTGTAATGTTTCTTCCAACTGTTAGCACCAGGTACACCGACACAAGGTATACCAACACAACTAGATAAAGTAACTGTATCAAGTTCACCCTCACACACTCCTATAAAATCTCCCGCTTTTTCTATGTCTAATACATTATACATCTTAGTTTCTGCCCCAGTTAATCCCATGTACTTAGGCTCAACAGCAGGATTAAGAGAACGAAAACGAATATCGACTGTACCAGTCTTGGTAATATACGGTATCGATAACCTTCCTTGGAATTGTTCATGTCCAATCTCAGCCTCCCCTACTACGCCGAATCTTGCCAGTCGCGCCGCTTCCATTGTTATACCTCTGCTTCTGAGGTAATCCTCTGCCTGATAAATGTTTGCCCCGTACCGTAGTGCTGCTTGTCCCAACAATTCCTTCTGCAATTGACTTTGCTTCACGTATGTCTACCCTTTCTTGTTGTGCGACAATTTGTAAACTATTACCTTGGACTCCACAGGCGAAGCATATGAATATGTTATCGTCGAGATTAGCGCTTCCTGATTGATGAGTGTCCGAGTGGAAAGGGCACTTGATATTAGCCTGCCCGTGCTCTTGTCGTATACTCGCTCCATAATGGATGAGTATTTCTCGTATGTTTGGTAAGTCATTTGCCTGCCCTCTTAGTCCATTGTTCAAAGTCTTCCACCACCCAAGCCTTGTCTATACCTGCTTGCCTACGTTTAACTACTACAAATTTATATGGTACTTCTTTTAATCCTCTAGCCTTAGCATAATTCTCTGCCTCTACCTCAGCCTCACGCCAGAACTGTGGTAAGTCTAACTTCTTTGTTGCCTTTAGTTCTAGTATGTTTGCTGTGCCATCTAAGAAAGCAACTACATCACCCTCATCTTTAGCACCAGCCTTAGTCAATCGTTCTGCTAGTATATCTTTAAGACGTAGCCATTTAACTACACTAGTCTCAAAGGTAGCACCCTTTCGTTTACCATAACTACTCATGGGTGAACCCATCTATTGGTATACGCCAACCATTAATATAAGAGTCATAGTATTCAGGCTTCATAAACTCTTCGGGATATGCAACACCAAATATTTCTACCTTAGAAAAATATTCTAGGTCTAAACATTTAGTTCCAACTATAACCTTCTCTTTATCCTTACCCCAGAATGCTATACTATCTTGAGTTCTAATAGACCTTACCTCTAGGTTTTCTCCAACATCAGGTAGTGGGTAACGCTTCTTATGTAAAGCATTTGGATACCAAGGATTGTTCCAAGCAAGATTGTAATGC